GCCATAGCTGACGGCATCAGCGACGCGGTTGAAGGCCTGCAAGCCGCACTAGATGAGGCTGCCGCGATCGTCACTGCGGGCGGGGCCGCAGTGGTGGTTGATCTTGATGGTCGGGAATACATGGTAGGCGCCCCAATTAGGTTATATTCCTCGGCGTATTCAAGGATAAAATTATGCAATGGGCGCCTGACAGCCGACTCGTCATCTGATTGGGGTGACGACGGATCTGGAGTGGCAACGCGATACATTATCGAATTGTCAAATGGAGTCTCTGTTGCCGAGCTGTCTGGATTGCGGATAGATTGCAATAAGGTCTCTAATGGCATCCTGTTAGACGATGGTACAGGGGGATTTAACCGAATATTGTATAACGATATCGACTCATTTGATGGGTTTGGTATCAGAGTAAACTGGGGTGGAGGCACTCGCATTGAGGGCAACACCATAACGCAGATAAACCCTGCATGGCCTGAATTTCAGGACGATGCAGCCTACACCGGAATTGGTCTGTACAGCGATAAAGGCGATTTAAAGATATTTCGCAACATTATCCGGTGGTCTCGCGTGTGCTTCAAAGATGAGGGTGGCGCCTCGCTTATCCACGAGAATCATTTCTACAACGGCAGGCCGCCAGGACTTGGAGATATTGCAAAATACCGCCCGGTTATTATTGAAAACAGGGCTAGGGGTAATGTTTACGTTGGCAATTATTTTGATAATGGAGAAATACGTGTTTATGACAGCAATGTCGTATTCAGTGCCAACAGGCATCTAATAGCGCCAGACGCAGCCAATGTAGAAGCCGCGTACATTATTTACGCTTCAAAGCCTGATGATTCGCTGGACTGGTTTAAGGTGTCCGGAGCTTATCTTGATCTGGAATTTAGGAATGATGAAGTCAGATATATAAAACTCGTTAGCGAGGGTGATAACTCATGGAAAGAACGCGACTCATCCTTGTTGCTGCGCGGAAGGTCTGGTGATCCAACCGTTGGCCCACTGGCTGCAAGTTTTGTTCGTGTTGGACTTCCGTCGGCGCGCGTGGCAGAGTTTAGGGGACAGCTTGGGACAGCGCTGGTTTGTGCAGAATCCAGCACAACGACTAATAACACCACGCTTCCAGGCTTTGGAGCTAACGGCGACTCCGCGGTTATATCCACAAATAACGCTTCGCAAGTCTTGGTCAATCCCACTGGTCGTATGGGGATTAACGGCGACGAAGATACCTATATGCTGGGCGTGCGGTTTGGCTCAAGGAGCCTTGCCAGGTTTGAGAATACGTCGGAGACTGGAACAAGCGAAATCTCCCTCATAGGTACAAGAGACACTAATGCCTATGCGGTCGGGTCACTGACCATCACCGACCGGAACTTTGGCCCCAGAGCAGCCTTTGAGGGCTTCACCATCGCGGCGTCTACAGCGTCAGGCATGGCGGTCATCAGCGCGGGCGTCGAAAGCGTGATGACCCCGTTGTGGTTTGCTTCCGCCGAGGGCTTGTCCCCCTGGACGACCAACGCAGCGGATATTGGCACAGCCAGCCTCCGGGTCAAGGACATCTACCTGACCAACGCGCCGAACGTGAGCAGTGACGAGCGCAACAAGACAGACATCGTCGACTCGGACCTGGGCCTTGAATTCATCCAGGGACTGCGGCCGGTCAGCTATACCGTCATAACATCATCGAACACCAACACTGCAGGCACTTCGACCACTGAGACGGTAGAGGTTCCTGTGATGCGGCTGGAGGAATACGAGTCGATAGATATCGTTGATGGGGTCGCTGTGCTGACTGTCCGCACGCGGGAGGTTCCAGTTTATGACGCTCTGCCGGTGGTGGACGACAACGGCGCCCCTATCTACCTGTTGGACGATGACGGCACACCAACCACAACCCAACGCACTTATCTGCAGGCCAGGACCGAAACCATCACGCGGGATGTGCCGGCGCTGGAAGCGGGCACGACAGCGGGCACGCGGACGCACTATGGGCTGATCGCACAGGAGGTCAAGGCGGCGCTTGATGCGCTGCTGGTGCCCAGCTTTGCCGGCTGGGGCCTAGCGGATCCGGGAGACGCGGAGAGCACGCAGCATTTACGGTATGACGAGTTTATCGGGCCACTGATTAAGGCAGTGCAGGAACTGGCTGCCCGCGTAACAGCGCTGGAGCCGCCCCCATGATCATCGTCGGCACCGCCGCACCAAACCGGAAGACCACCACGGTTCTCGATCTGATCAAGGGCGCCTTGCGCCCACTCAACGTGCTGACCGGCAACACGACGCTCACCGACGCCGAGGCGCAAGACGCACTCGAGGCGCTCAATTGGATGTTGGACAGTTGGAGCAACGAGCCGCAAGCCATTTACCACGTCCAGCGCATCACGGCAACGCTCACGTCCGGCCGGAATCCGCACACCTTTGGCCCGGGTGGCGACATTGACCAGCCACGGCCGCAGCGCATTATGGCGTCCACCATCCACGTCGGATCGGTGGACTACCCGCTGGCGATGCTCGGCTTCGACGACTGGGAAGCCATCCGATGGAAGAACTTGCAAACGGCATGGCCCCTGTACGGCTACCTCGAGCCGACCTATCCGCTCGCGAGCCTGTACCTGTGGCCGATCTCGACGGGCGGCACGATCAACCTGCAAACCGAGTTCCCGCTGACTGGCTTCACAGACCTGACCGACGAGGTCTCGCTGCCTCCCGGCTATGCCGACGCGCTCCGGTACAACCTTGCTTTGAGACTGGCTCCGGAGTACCAGGTGACGGCGGGGCCGGACGTGCTGCGCATGGCGCTGGGTTCGCTCAATGCGATCAAGCGGGCAAACAACCGGCCGCTGACGATGGCGATCGATCCGGTGCTGCGGGGGTCATCGCGGGGGAGATATAACGTTTTTTCAGATGGGTCACGGTAGTGGGTGGAATTGCTGAAATGTACGCACAACTCACGCCGGGGCGCAAAACCCTGCCGGAGGATCGGGACCGGTACGGCTACGAGAATTACAACACCCCGCTAACCACCGCGGAAGAGCGTGATTTTCAGGACTGGCTCGCAGCGCTATCGATGCAGTCGGGCGCCGATCGCGGGCTTGATCAAATCGATTACGACATGCGGGCCGCCTATTTAGGCCGGTCAAGCCAAGATGGCCGCGGGCATATGGGCGACGTAGGGAAGAAGCCAAATCACCCGACGTTTAGCATTGAGTCGAAATACTCAACGCCGCAGCAGAAGGGCGGCCGGTGGGAGGAAGGTGGCTTTCGGCCATCTGTGCAGCATTGGGGCAATGTTGGCGGCTTCCTGTCTGACTACATGCGACGGGTGGAGCCGGGCATGTCGGTGCTTTATCCGTTCTTGAAGAAATAATGGCCCAGATCCCCTTCATCGGCACGCAGCGCGGGCGCTCTCCGAACCTGGGGGCGGCGCGTTACCTGAACCTGTACCCGCACCAGTCGGCAGATGGGCGGGTGTCGATTCTTGGCACTCCGGGGCTAGTGCGCGTGGCCAGCACCGGCAATGCTCCGGTCCGCGCACTCTACTCGACGGGCGGGCGGCTGTTTGTAGTGGCGGGCGAGGCGGTCTATTCGCTCAGTCAGACGTGGGTCGTGACGCAGATCGGGCAGTTGAACACCATGGAGGGGCCGTGCTCGATGGCATGGAACGGCTCTGAATTGCTGATCGTGGACGGGACCGCCGGGTATCTGTTCCGCACCGCCAACAACTCGTTTACGACACTGCAGGACATGCCATCTGCGCGGACGTGTTGCTTCCTCGATGGGTACTTCATCGCTAACAAGCTCGGCAGCAACCAGTTCGTGTTCTCCGGCATCTATGACGGCCGGCATTGGGATCCGCTGGACTTCGCGAGCGCTGAGGCCTCGCCGGATAACATCGTGGCGGTGGCCTCGACCTTCGGCTATCTGTTCCTGCTCGGGGCTTCGACCACGGAGATTTGGTACAACGCGGGCGACCCGGATCAGGTGTTTATGCGGGTGCAGGGCATGGTGGCATCCAGCGGCTGCGTGGCGCCGTTTTCCATCGCCAAGGTGGGCGAGACTGGCAACGTGCTTGTTTGGCTCAGCGCTGGCGAGCAGGGCCAGGGCTACGCAGTAGCGAATGCGGGCGGCTCCGGTATGGAGCGCATCAGCACCGCGGAGGTTGAGTATCAGTGGTCGCAATATCCGCGGATCGATGACGCGGTCGGCTACGGTTACACCCAAGAGGGCCACGTGTTCTATGTGCTCACGTTCCCGTCTGGCGGCCGTACATGGGCCTATGACATGGGCACGAAAACCTGGCACGAGCGACAGACGGCCGGGGGGGAGCATTTGGGCCGGTGCTGCGCTTTCTTTGTCGGCCGGCACATCCTCGGCAGTCGTGAAGATGGGGCGCTGTATGCCTACGATCTGAACGCCTACACCGACGCGGGTGAGCGCATCATCCGCGAGCTTGTTGGCCCGACGCTGGGAACCGATGAGGGTCTG